ATCTGCTCCATAGTTAAGCTGAAGAACAGCCATATCAATACGAGAAAAGTTGCAAGTGCCACTGGGCTGGTGCTCCTCAGGAGATAGGGCAAAGCTGTAGGTATAGATATACTGACGTAGAGCTAGACGAGTTGCATCACCTGATGTGGCACTAAGATCACTGCCACTAGCACCGCCTACACGAGGGACACGCTGATGGTGCTCATAGCACTGATTCTTGCGGAAATAGTCAGAGTAACGAACATAGAAGCGATCGTGGCCATTAAGCTGGAGAAGACCAGTAGTAAATGATTCACTGCCAGCTGCAGTCCCACTTGCAGGAGTGTTTCCAGAGTAGTTAAACCAGCAACCAGATCCAGAAACACTTGCAGAGTATGCCTGGGCACGATTAGCAGCTGTATGGGCCCAGATAAGTTCCTTAACGGGGTGATTAAAGTTGAGAGTAACATTCTTGCTAGTCTGGCTAGTAGGAATAGTCTCAGTGCCAGTAAATTGTACCTGCTCAATGAGATATTCGTGGCTGACCTGTGCAAAGCGGCGACGCTCATCAGTATCAAGATAAACATAATCTACCCAAAGCTTAAAACTCTGACCACTAGGAGTTCCAGAATATGCAGTACCACCTTCAGTGGTAGCCATTACAAGATCAGTAATGGGGCGAATCTCAAGGTTAAGCTTGACTTCGTGATACTGGAGAGCAATGAGAGGTAGAGCAAGACCAGGATTGCGATTAAACCAGAACTGGAGGGGAACATAGAGACGGTAATTAGTTCCAGTTGTGCCACCTACTAGGCCACCACGCTGATCGCTTGAAGCTTTAAGAGCATTGCCAACCATAGCATCATAACCATCACGACGTCCCTCTGGAACTGTAAGCTCAGTCCAGATATTCATCCAGTCACCATATTGGCGATCAATTAGCTGACCACCAATTTCAATCTCAGCCTGTTTAACAAGGCAATTGCCAACACCATAGGTCCAGCTTACAGTGCTAGCTCCAATTTGAGGTAAAACAACTTCAAGATACATCTGCTGAATAAGATCTCCATTACGAGAAATAGTAGCAGTTACACGCTTTGAAAAATCAGCAGTGCCATTGAAAGTCTGTTCAATAGATTCAACAGCAAAGTTAGTGTGACGGCGGTAGACAACCTTGAAAAATGTAATTTGAGGATTTCCCGTTAGGTAAATATCCTGAGCACCATAGGCGACAAGCTGCATAAGACCTCCTCCCATTTTAGATAGTAAATTTAAATTTAATTATACTTTATTAAAATATTTTATTTATTACAATTTTAAACTATTATATAAATGGGAATTATATTTAACAATTAAAATAGTAATTATGTAAATCAAATAATTTATTTTATTTAAGAACTATCGAAAATTTTAAGTAATGCAACTCAAATAATGCAATTTACATATTCTTTAAAAATCGCCATTTTAAATATCTAAAGGTGTAGGTGTAAAAAATATGATATGCCTAATACAAATGTTGAGATTAAAGATTATAATTAAAGATTATAATTATAATTAAAAGATAAAAAGTTTAAAAATTTTTAATAAATAATAAAATAACAATTGCATTATCTAGTTGCTATAAGCAAGACCTCCCATACCACTCATAATACGGAGCACATTGTAATTTACAGCATAAATGTTAAGGTTAAGGGATTGAGATGTAAGTGCACCTGCATAGGTAACTCCAGTAAGAGAATCTGCTCCATAGTTAAGCTGAAGAACAGCCATATCAATACGAGAAAAGTTGCAAGTGCCACTGGGCTGGTGCTCCTCAGGAGATAGGGCAAAGCTGTAGGTATAGATATACTGACGTAGAGCTAGAAGAGTTGTATCACCTGATGTGGCACTAAGATCAGTGCCACTAGCACCACCTACACGAGGAACACGCTGATGGTGCTCATAGCACTGATTCTTGCGGAAATAGTCAGAATAACGAACATAGAAGCGATCGTGGCCGTTAAGCTGAAGAAGACCAGTAGTAAATGATTCACTACCAACCTTATCTCCTGTAGAAACTGGTGCATTTCCAGAGTAGTTGAACCAGCAACCAGATCCAGAAACAGTTGCAGAGTATGCCTGAGCACGGTTGCTAGTAGTATGGGCCCAGATAAGTTCCTTAACGGGGTGATTAAAGTTGAGAGTTACATTCTTGCTAGTCTGACCAGTAGGAATAGTCTCAGTGCCAGTAAATTGTACCTGCTCAATGAGATATTCGTGGCTGACCTGGGCAAAGCGGCGACGCTCATCAGTATCAAGATAAACATAATCTACCCAAAGCTTAACGCTCTGGCCACTAGGGGTTCCAGCATATGCAGTACCAGTTTCACTATCAGCAATTACCAGGTCATTAATAGGACGAATCTCAAGGTTAAGCTTGACTTCGTGATACTGGAGAGCAATGAGAGGTAGAGCAAGACCAGGATTGCGATTAAACCAGAACTGGAGGGGAACATAGAGACGGAATTTATTACCAGTTGCTGCGCCTTGTAGACCACCACGCTGATCAGTTCCATAGGTAAGAGCATTGCCAACCATAGCATCATAACCATCACGGCGCCCAGCAGGAACAGTAAGTTCAGTCCAGATATTCATCCAGTCACCATATTGGCGATCAATTAGCTGACCACCAATTTCGATCTCAGCCTGTTTAACAAGGCAATTGCCAACACCATATGTCCAGTTAAAGGCAGAACCAATAGTAGGTAGAACAACTTCAAGATACATCTGCTGAATAAGATCACCATTACGAGAAATAGTAGCAGTTACACGCTTTGCAAAATCAGCAGTGCCGTTGAAAGTCTGCTCAATAGACTCAACTGCAAAGTTAGTGTGACGGCGGTAGACAACCTTGAAAAATGTAATTTGAGGATTTCCCGTTAGGTAAATATCCTGAGCACCATAAGCGACAAGCTGCATAAGACCTCCTCCCATTTTAAATAGTAAATTAAGATTTAATTATACTTTATAAAAATATTTTATTTATTATAAATTTAAACTATTTTAAACTATTGATTAAAAAGATAATTATATTTAACAGCCAAATTAATATTAATACAGGTTATATACAATGCAAATATTTACATTTATTTACATTTATTTAACAACTATCGACATTTTTAAATAATCTTAATCTTTTTTTACTTTTTTACCTAGTGCAAATATTTACTCTATATTTGCTCTATATTTAGAAAATTTAGAAAAATTAGAAAATTTAAAATTTAAGATAAATATTACTAACATACACTACTTTACATTTAACTATCTACTACAATTATTTACTATAATTATTTACTATAATTATCTACTATAATTATCTACTACACTTATCTATTTTAATGAGTGAATATACTCCTATAAATGAATATACGCTTGGCAATATATTTGGAATTACTCAAACAGTAATAGGTTATCCATTTGACACTATTAAGACTAATTTACAAAATTCAAAAAGTGTATATATATATATAAAATACCCACTAAAACTATACGCGGGTGTTAAATATCCACTTATGCTTAGCTGTTTAAGTGGTGGTTTATTATTTGGAAACTATGATTTTTTTTATAATAAAACACATAGTCGTCTTACTGCTGGTGTTTTAACTGGATTTGTAAGTGCATGTTTGCTTACACCATTTGATTATTTCAAAATACAAAGGCAAATGGCGCTTTCTGGTCATGTAAATAATTTCAATGCTAGATACTCATACGCACTAGTAAAACAAAGTTATGCTGGTTTAAGTTATACAATTGCACGTGAACTAATTGCTATACCAATTTATTTTGGTGTATTTCACTATCTAGATACTATATTTAATAAAGAGTGTAATAAATGTTGTAATAATCCTGATATTTTATCCAGTGGTATAGCTGGCGGTATAGCTGGTATGTGCAGTTGGTTATTTACATATCCATTAGATACACTTAAAACACGTAAACAGCTCAATCCATCTCAAACTTTTACACAGATACTTAATGCAGGACCACTATTTAATGGTATTTATATAACACTTATTAGAGCATTTATTGTTAATGGGATCGGTTTTATGATATATAAATCTTTAAGATATTAATATCTTAATATCTTAACATCTTATTGATGTTTTCAAGCTTAATTACTTACTCTAGTATCTAGTATCTATAAAATTTATCAACATTAAATTTTTTACTCATATTTCCAACATTATCAAAGCGTTCAATATACTTTTCACTATAATCTTCACTATAATCAACATTACCACCGGAGTTTTTATTATAATATAGATATGGTGAAAAAATATTTGATGTTCCAGAAAAACCTGTTTGTACAATATCTGTAGTTGGTGTTTTATAAGTGCTTGACATATTAACACCTTTTTCAGTTACAGATTTAGAATTATTACTAAATAAAGAATTTAAATCCACACCAGCATTAAGTAGTGCAGTAATTTGCGCTGCTGATAAACCTGCTAACCCTGATTTAATAGTATATGGGGTTGTTGTTGTATTACCAGAGTCTGATTTAGTAGTTGTAGGATTAGTAGCTTCTGGAAGAGTAGTACCTGGTGTTATTGGTACTGTTATATCAATAGATCCTTTATTATCGCCTTTATTAAACATATTTCGGGATAATCCTATAATGCCAGAATACATTACAGTATTAATTTGCTTATAACCAACAACTGATGACTGTACTGCTAGAGATGAAAACTTTTCAACTGCTCCATTATTAAAATTAATATTGCGAAATTGTGCTGTTACTTCTGTTGTTGTGTTAGAGTCTAATGTAAAAACTTTATATTTAAATGGTTTACTACCAAATAAAACTGCATTATATTCCCAGTTAATAATTGGAGTATAATTTGGTGTATCTGCTGTTACATTATTTTTTAATATGTTAACTAATGTACTATAGTTATAATTTACTGAATCATATAGTTCAATGTTTACTGTTTCTAATGATTTTACACAATTTATAGTTTGATCTGTGAAGCATCCAGTGTCTGTAATAGCAAATATTACAATAGCATGTATTTTAACATCACTATTAGGTTGAGTATATTTTACAAATGGATTGAGATCAAGTATTATAGACGGGAAAGGTGGTATTGGTTCACGTGTTGGTGTTGGTGTTGGTGTTGGTGTTGGTGTTGGTGTTGGTATTGTTGATGATGGTGTTGGATTTAATGAATTTAAAATTGATACAGCAGTACTTCCACCATAAAAATTAGTACTTATACCAGTTGAATCAGGTGTATCAAGTGTTGTTGTACCAAGTGTAAAAGGTATATTTGTTATATATGTACTAAATGGAGCACTATTTTGTATATTAATAGTTTCTATTGGATGGTCAGTAGTTGCGGGTGTAATATTAGCATAAATATTATTGCCATATTGATCAATAACTAAAATTTTAGATATTTGCATCTGAGTATTTTCAGTTTGTCTAATTACAAGATAGCGGGCAGCTACTGACCTATATTTTGGAACAAGTGCAAGGGTGGTTGTTGGTCCTTGAGTGGTTGTTGGCCCTTGAGTGGTTGTTGGACCTTGAGTGGTTGTTGACCCTTGGGTGGTTGTTGACCTTTGGGTGGTTGTTGACCCTTGGGTGGTTGTTGACCCTTGGGTGGTTGTTGACCCTTGGGTGGTTGTTGACCCTTGGG